TAAATGGAGAGTATAAGACAAAGATATATATAGATACAGACGGCAATGTTATCAAGGATATACAGGAGTGGAAGTTGAATAAGAGAGGGGAGTATAGGGAAATAGCAAGCACAGCACACCTTGACCTAATCAAAAAATTAAATGCGAATGACGAACACTCACTTGCAAACATCGGAATCAGTGATAAGAATAACACAGGCGTGGCGATGAAGCTCAATTCTAAATTCGGATGGAATGCACCAAACGGACGGAGCGCAGAAGAGAACAACGGAAAGCCAAAGCAGACGGCGCAGCAGATCGCGGACAAGTACAAGGATGCGCTGGAGCTTCCGGAGATGGAACGACCGAAGCTGTGAACACGAAAACAGCCAAAACACAATATATTGTATTGTTCAAGACTGAAACACAATATATAGTTTGTTGCGATGTATAAATAGGGTGTACTTAAAATGTACAATGAACAGCGTGAGAAAATTTGTGCAATATGACGAACGAAAAGCGGCGTCAACTTCCTCTGACTACTGCCGAAGGCCGAACAACAACAGCGTGATCCGGTGCAGCGGGTCCCATGGGGCGGCGGGCTGACCGGATAGCGTACGGATGAGACGGGGACCCCCTTGGAGGGAAAGCCACCAGGAGCCGGGTGAGCCCCCAAAGCAAATAAAATAACAAAAAGGCCCTTTTCACATGGCAGAGATAGTGATTGCAACACGACAAGTCGTAAGCCTTAACGGTTTCTCTGCCAGCACAAAATAAGGCAATACCAAGAAAGGCAGGTATAAAGAATGAATGAAATGATGCAGAATTTGGGAATAAGAATTGTAATGATACTAACGATCATACACAGTAAAAGATTGTGATTGACGAATCGGGTGCAGCTCCTGATTTCTTTACTGCGGAGAGTTTAAATATGAGCAGAATAAACTTTAGCTGCAATTTCATCCCAGACAGGGAGGGATAATAAAAAAAGAGAACCATTACGGTTCCCTTTTCAGATCGTTGCTATTAAATTTAACAATAATGTCCGGCAATGCTTCGACAGCGATTTGGCAGTCAAGAAAGACCAAAATAGATATCATCTCTTCAGCGGACAACGAATTTCTTGAGAATTTATTTGCCAGTGCTTGCGGTGATGTTCCAAGATGTTCCGCTAATTGGATATTGGTAACTTTCTTCATCCGCATGATTTGTTTGATTTTGTTAGATACCATATAAACACCTCCTAATTACATGATAAACGCAAACGTTACAAAAAGCAATAAAAATTCACTTAAATGTGTATATTTTACTTTACATTGCACACGTTAAAGTGTATAATTGACTTATAAAGAAACGGAGGCGTGTATATATGAAAATAGGGTATGTGAGAGTATCAACAGTAGAGCAGAACGAAGCGAGACAGATGGAGGCATTGAGAGAAGAAGGCGTCGATAAAATTTATATGGATAAGAAGTCCGGAAAGGATTTCAACCGTCCTGAGTACCAGAAGATGATTGCTTCCCTTCAAAAAGGCGACGTACTGGTGATCCATTCCATTGATCGACTTGGAAGGAATTACGAAGAAATTATAGCTGAGTGGAGAAAAATTACAAAAGAGATTGAAGCAGATATCGTTGTCCAGGACATGCCATTACTTAACACCACGCAAAACAAAGATTTAACCGGAACTCTGATTGCCGATATTGTATTGCAGCTTCTTTCATACGTAGCTCAAAGAGAACGCGAAAATATTCGTCAGAGACAGAAAGAAGGAATTGCGATTGCAAAAGCTCAAGGGAAATATAAAGGACGAGCAAAAAAAGAGGTAGACAAAGAACTCTTCGAGAAAACAAAGCAAAGATGGCAGGCTGGGGAAATTACCAAAGTTCAGTTTGCAGAAATCATGGGAGTGTCAAGAGGAACACTATATAAAATGTTGGGAGGGGAACAGTAATGATAGACTTTACAAATAAGTGCGTTATCACAGAAAGCGATGTTGAATCAGCGAAGCTTCTTAAGATGGCAATTTCTCAAGGCTTTGCGCTTCCGAAAGGCGAAAAAGTAATGGAATCATGCAGATTTTTCCGTTTTATCGGAAGCCCGTATAAAAGCGTGATTGCGCTGTCAGCAGTAACACAGGAAATGCGTGATCGAGCTATATTATATTCGCATTTATTCGGGAATGAGTTGGAAGAATTGATGAAAATTTCTGATTTGGCTGCTAGGTGGTGCCGTACATATGGATACAATCATCTCAGTGTATACGCTAATGAAGAAGCTGACATATACACTGGGCGCGGGATTGCTAAAAACAAAGATGGTGCAGTGCAAGATGTGAAAATCAAATTAAATAAGCCACGTAAAATAACGGTAGCTGAGCTTGAAGAAAAGCTAGGTTATCCAGTAGAAATAGTAAGTTGAGGATACATCCTATGAAAAAGAATAATCCACAAGGTGAATCCATTCGTATCCGGTTGCCGTACCAATTGGAGCAAAGACTTATAGCTGAAAAGAACCGAACCGGCAAAAGCGTGTCACAGATCACCCGTGAAGCCTTGACACAGTATTTTCGGAAAAGGTAGGTAAAAGACGATGCTTGAAAAATTTTTTAAAAAACAAAAAAGGTCTTCTGAATGCCATCCGCTTGAAAAGCCTTTAGCTCATGACCGCTCGTACGAGTATCATCACAAGAAAGCTGTTCTGGAGGACGGAATGCTGTACGATACAGAATCGGCGAAAAAGGTTTTTACGGATGAAGCAAGTTTGGAATATATCGCACTCGGAAGAGCAGTGCAAAGAGCTTACTTCTTAACTCCGAACGGAAACTGGTTTTCAGCTGAAGAAAAAATCGAGACTGAAAGCGGAATCACTGATGTCGGCGATTATCGTATACAGGTCACAAAAACCATTTACACATACAGTGATCTTCGAATGGAGCAAAAATACAAGGTTAAAGACCTGATTGGAAGAAATGACTATGAATTATACAAAAAATATTTTGGGGAGGTAGAAGAAGCATGAATAAAGAAAAAGGAATTTATGAACTGTTACCGTCAGAGCCAGTTGACGTAGCAGCTATGCTGATAAAAGCAACGATTGTTACAGACGCACCGGTATTCGCACCACTATCCCCGATGCTTGAAGGTACATTGGTTGCGATACCGAAATACGATCCGGTTCAACTTCAGGAAATCGCAGAGCACCTTCTGGTGTACTGTAACGCACAGGAAAGGGGATTTGAAAATGTCTATTGTGAAGATTGTAAATCAGGATCCGTATAACTGGAGGGGAACCGAATGCCTTATTGACGGAAAACCGATTCCGAGAGTGAAATCAGTAGATTTTCATGTTGCGGTTAATAAAGTTCCGATATTTAATCTTGAATTAATGGCAACACCGGATATTGAAATGGAAGGTCTGGCACGTATTAGTGTTAGTTCTCAATCAATTACTGATGCGATTTCAGTTTTAAGACACGAACTGCTTCAACATGGAGAAATATACCAAGGCTTCAAATCAAGCCTGAAATCGGCTCTGGAAATCTATTCTACATGCAGACTTCCATTTGAGCCTGAAGAAGAAACAGCAGAAAAGATTCTTGATTTCATGATTGGAGGAGAACGATGAGGACGATATTTACGATAATCGCACTTGCTATCAACGTTTTAATGTTTGTTTCAGTGAGTTCCGAAATCGTGACAAATAACAATAAAGACAAATGGGAATCTGCCGCTTGTTCGATGATTCTTATTGGAACCGGAATAAGCGTGATTTTATTTTTAACATCCCTGTGAGGTGAAATAAATGTTACTGGTATTTCCAATGGTTTTACTTCCGCTGATATTGGTAGAGCGGATTAAGATAATAAAAGAAAAGGTACAGCCCTCGCCGCATGGTCTTGGAGGAAGATTCAATACGGACAGGACGAGGCACGAAATCCCTAGATAGCCTGTATCGGTACGGATTTATAATAATGAAACAGATATCCAAAACCAAATTTCCTCCAAATGAGTTACGACTGATACAGGCGTTCCAGGAAAAACATAAATATATCAATGGTGTTTTTGAAGTATATCACGTGCGGCAGGGTTGAGCGACTGCCGCAACATAGCGCATTGGCGAAGCGGTAACGCAGCGGACTTTGACTCCGTTATGCGTGGGTTCGAATCCCACATGCGCCGCTCTGCATCGGGCTTCATCTTCCCTTTGATGCAGATTGGATTTTCTTTTTCCTTTTTTTAACGAAATACCCTTTACCACCTATCGCAACGGCGATGTCTAAAGGAACAGTCAAATGTTCCGGGTGGTTTTAACCTTTGTTGCAGCTGGCGGTCAAGAACTGCAACAGTAGTAAGAAGACAGATATCGCAGCGACCCTGTATCTTTTTGCTACTCAGGAAGCTTAGCTCAGTTGGTCAGAGTAACCGGCTCATAACCGGTCGGTCCTGGGTTCGAGTCCCAGAGCGTCCATTTCTCCCAAAGCTATCCATCCGTTTTATGGATAGAAAAAACTGCCGAATGTGTGTATGTGGGTTGTTTTTCAGAAGGTACGTAACGGCGTAGCCGGATTGAAAAAGCAACTTCCCGTTCGGCACTGTCTCTGAGTTGAATATGTCGCCAATGAGTGCACGTTGACGACAGGGAGTTTTCAAGAGACCTTTTAGGAATAATCCTCCGAAACAACTCCGTGGGACTGACACGGATGAAAACAGTCTAGTGGAAAGCATAACACGATAAACCTATTGCTAACCCGGTGCAATCCGGGTTAAGGCAGGATGGAGAAGTGGAATCTCACAAGGTTCATATCCTTGAGAACGGCGGTTCAAATCCGTCTCCTGCAATTAATTCGTTCGTTCTATGCTGTCAGTGCACGGGCGGTCTATGGTTCAAGCGGATTAAACCCATGGGAAAAGGTTGATGTTTATCCTGAGGACTGCTGGGCAGTACGAAAAGCATATCATTTATATGTTGTGCAAAATGGAAATCATCTCATTCATTTACCGAGGTGATCAGCCGTGGTAAGCGGCACGGAATGTAGCTCAGTGGTAGAGCAACGTATAAACTATGCGTCGCAGGTTCGATTCCTGCCATTCCGATTCCGGTAAATTGCCATTATCGGAAAGCATTTCCAAAATGCTCAAATTTACCTTCTGATTGGTTCCGGTGGTTCACGTTGGGTGACGATGCGTGGTTCAAGTCCACCCGCCGGACTTTTTTATTTTTGGTAGTAACATTATGGAAAAAGATCATTGTTGCACATGCAAATGGTACGCACTGGAAGAAGGTGTCTGCTGTAATGGTGAAAGCGAACATCGTGCAGATTTCAGATACTTGGATGACAGTTGTGAATGTTGGGAGGGTATTGAAAATGAGTAAAATATCAGTGCTGTACATGGCGGTTGATTATAAAGATGCTCACGATTTTTTGATATGGTTAATTTATAAAACACGTAGTGATATACCAATAGTAAGGTTCGACAGAAAAAGATACTTGTTGGAGACAGATAAATGCGTTGTTGGAACATTCATCTTAAACCACCCATGTAGGGGCAGAGCACTTCGCAATAGCGCTGATTTTTTCTTGCAGAGCAATAAACCATTTGAAGCACGATTGAGAATAATTAAAGACTTATATTGGTCATCACTACAAGGGATTGCAGAACTTGGAATTAACGCAAAAGAAATTACAAAAGAGCAGCTTATTAAACTGCTGATATACGGAGATACGGAATGAAAGTATTTGGTAAAGAAATCAAAGACGAATGTTCCAAATGTGGAAACATCCTTGAGTGCGAATTGTTTCGTCAGGGGCATGGAATAAAACAGGAACGTGAGAACATAGCAAAGATGATCAAGTGCCAGATGAATCACAGGGAGGAAAGAGAGAAATGAACGAACTGAAGGTATTAAATGAGCAGGAAGTGTTAGGAAAACAGTTTAAGGTTTACGGAACAGCAGAGGAACCACTGTTTGTGGCGAATGATGTTGCGGATTGGATTGAGCATAGTAACGTAACAGAAATGCTTAGAGGAATTGACGATGATGAAAAACTGGTCTCAACAATCCTTAGGGCAGGTCAGAACAGACAAATGAATATGCTTACCGAGAACGGACTTTACGAAGTCCTGATGCAGTCCAGAAAGCCGATCGCAAAGCAGTTCAAGAAAGAAGTCAAAGAGATTTTGAAGACTATCCGTAAGCACGGCATATATGCTACAGACAATGTGATCGATAACATCTTGAATAATCCAGATTTCGGCATCGAGCTTCTGACTAAACTGAAAGAGGAACGTGCTGCAAGAGTAGAAGCTGAGAGAAAGAATGCTATCCTGATGCACGTCAACAAAACATATACCATTACTGAAATTGCCAAAGAGTTGGGGCTGAAATCAGCAATGCAGCTAAACCGAATTCTGGCAGAGAAAAAGATACAGTATCAGGTCAATGGTACGTGGTTAATGTACTCCAATTACAGTGACTGCGGATATGAGGAAATCAAACAGGAAGTATTGGATTCTGGAAAAGTAATCTACCACAGGCGAATCACACAGATGGGACGGGAGTTTATTCTTGGTTTGTTTGAGAAAACGGCTTGATTGCGAAAGGAGAATTACCATGATTGAAAAGCTCTTCAATCTCTATATAAAGCACAAGACAAAGAATCTTACAAGGATTCCGTTGTTCACAATGACTTTTGATTGGAAGAAGTTTCAGAAAGACGGTAAAAAAGATAGTTGCATAATGTACACGATACATCCGGATATTGCAAAGGACCCAATCTTAAAAGAAAAACTCAGTGAATGTGTGGATTATATCCGTGATAACTACGATATGGAAATATTTACCAAGATTTGATGGGAGGAAACCATGAGAATTGAAGATATGAAGAACTGGACGGTAGATCAGCTGAAGAAGGAAGTTGTCCGACTATCTGAAGAATGTGAGAAAAGACAGCATGAAATTTTGGATTTACAAGAACGCCAGATTGAGCTGGAAAGAGATTGTGATGTGATGATGATGTATGGAGAACCTGAATTAATTAACGATGCGCAACCAGATAAAAAGGAGACAGATTTTACTGCAAGCTTAAAAATGTATAAAAATCAGCACCAGTCTGACTGTATCACAATCAATCAGCTTCAGACCGCATTGGACGTACTTGTTGACCGATATGCAAATCTGAGAAAGATTCATGGGGTAGGCTAATATGAAAGAATTTAAAACAGCATCTGGAACGATCAAAATTAAAGAAATAATTCCATTGAATACATGGAAATTTCCAATTGAAGTGAACGGACGACTTAAAACAATTAAAAAAGTTTTGAAAAAAGAGCCATGCGTAAAAGATATTATACATATTATATTCAAAGAAATAGTTTTTTTTGATGGAGAACTTGCAACACAACTATCAAATGAACAATGGCTTGCTTATACCTTGCGATGTGAAAGTGGTTGCACGAAAATAACAACGAAAAAGCTAATATTGGAAGAACCGTTCTATGACGTGGAACAAGCCAAAACATTGATTTACGGGATTGAAGCCGAGGGAGAATATGACATATCAAATAATTATCTACGAATGCACGGAATCCCTATGGTACGTAGAGTTGCAGGACGAAAAGGAGTGAGAAAAAATGAGCATTAAATCAGCATTTGAATCTGAGGGGATAGATTTCTCTCAAGTAATGAATCCACCGGAGCCGTGGGACGAACAGGCATTAATAAAAAACATAAAAGGAAGCGTATGGGCGTGCTGCCCGTTTTGCCAGAAAAAGGCACTTCCAATTAGCCCAGAGACAAAGATTCAGCATCTTAAATTGAAGTGTAAGGGGAGCAATTGCAAGAAAGAGTTTGAGGTGAATATATGAAATATGGTGCAGTGAATTATCCCATTAAGATTATTGATGAAGAAATCATTAATGCACTGGCAGACATTGAAATACATCATGAAGAAGATAAACGAATTGTTTTGGTAGAATGCGTCATGAATTACACTGATCTTCCGGAGGAATGCATTCTTGAAATTGGATATCTTAAAAGAAAATTCAAACTCGTGCATATCGACTCAGCTACAACAGGATCTGGAATATATAAACTTAAATTCATATTTGAGCGAGTAGAAGATATAAATAAAAAAGATGAGTGGTGGGATTCGTTTAGAAGCATTGTGAGGTGAGCAAATGATATGGAATGAAGAAATATCTTTTGATGGATTCCAAAAGAAGATTGATGAGTGGTACAAGGATAAAGACTTTGAACTGTGCGATCCACCAATCAGTGCTCAATTTGCTTTAGACTTGGTTTTCAAGACGTTGGTAGACGATAAAGAAGATTATCCGTATCTCACAACTATGCCTGAAAACACAGAACAGACGAACAGCATTATGCTTGATTTGATTCTTCGGAAATACAGCCGCAAATATAGAAAATACTTGAAATTAAAAAAGAAAAATAAATAAATCAGTCAAAGAGCCACATGAGAGCCAGACTAAATCCTAAGAAGAAAGGAGGTCTGGCTCTATTTTTATGCAAAAATTTACAGAAGGCTCATTTGAATGGTATCGGGCAGTCTTAAATCAAATCATCAGTGGAGATATGTCTGTTTACCAGAATCAGAAAGACTGCCTTGATCTGTTATTAAACATGAACATTGATTTGCCGTTTACGGAGAATTTAGAAGCACGGCAAATGGCAATAAAAGTAAGTAAGTATGCTCATAATGTAGCCGCAAGACAAGCTGCATTGACGGGAAGCGGTAATTTTGATGATATCTACTGGCAGTGTTTGCTGTTGGAAGCACAGAACTATCAGGTTGACAGCGGACTCCTTTACCTTGAAAAGAACCGAATCCCGAAAGAACGATTCTACGAACCACGAAGAAATGTGTTCTTACAACATAACATCATAGGGTCACTGCAAGACCTGATGGATGACAAATTAGATATATTTGCATTAAGCGTACCTCCGGGTTGTGGCAAGAGTACTCTGGAAGATTTCTTTTTATCATTAGTAGGTGGATGGTTCCCGAATGACTTTAACCTGTCTTCGGCACACAGCAGCATTTTGACACGTTCCCTTTATGATGGCGTTCTGGAAATTATCAATGATCCCGTGGAATACACGTGGCATGAAATATTCCCGAACGTAGAAATTCAAGGAACAAACGCAAAGGAAACTACAGTCAATCTCGAAAGAAACGGACGATTTAAGACATGGACATTTCGTTCTATTGATGGTTCTTTGACTGGTGCCACTAGATGCAATAGATTTCTTACTGCCGATGACCTTGTGTCTGGTATTGAAGAAGCTTTGAATAAGAACCGACTTGATACCTTATGGACAAAAGTGGTAAATGACTTACGTTCCCGTAGACTTGAGGGATGCAAAGAGTTTTATATTGCCACCAGATGGTCAGTACATGACCCTATTGGAAAACTGCAACAACTGTATGCCGGAAACCCACGGGCAAGGTTTATTGCAGTGCCAGCACTTGATGAAAATGGAAAGAGCAATTTTCTGTTTACGGTAAATGGGTTCTCCGAGAAATATTTCAATGATGCTAAGGAATCCATGGATGAAATTTCTTACAACTGTCTTTATCAGCAACAACCGGTAGAACGTGAGGGATTATTAT